AAAGTTTTTTAGTCGAGCCATTTAATTCCTCCCCGGCTTATCCCATCCTTTTATAATTTCTGGTGAAAAGTTGGCGTATGAGAATTCCATACGATCAACAATTTTCACTGCATCACCACCAAGTTTGTCAATAGCGACATACCCTTCTTGACCCGTTACCTTATACCCATCGCGAGTCTTAAGAAAAGTTTGTGCGCCATTTAACCTATTTAGTATATTTATAATTTTTAATTTCGCTAGAACTATAGATTTTTGTAAATCAAACATCATTTGTAAACTAACTTTATTTTGTGGTGAAAAGAATTGTAATACATCATCTAATTTTTTCTGTTGAGCGGTTTTACCTTTTTCGCTTTTTCTTTTATTTATCTCTTTTTGAAACTTTTGTTTTATATACGCTATAAGCTTATCAACATGTGTTTTAGTATTACCAACTACTTCACCTTTTCGAACATATGTATTATTAAATGTTTCTATATAGCCAGCAAGAGTCTGATCGTTCTCAAGTGTTTTTAATGTTGTGCTAGATATTTTATTAAATATTCTACCACAATTACTGAGATGAGCATTAACTTCTTCTGTATCTTTTTTAGTCATTGTAAACTGAGTCATATCTCTAAGCATCGCATCTTGAGACCAAACATTTTTACTAGGTTTAAATTTACTTATGTCTACTCCATAAGATGCTTTCATTGTTTCAAAAGTGGAACCTGTATAAGTTGTATGCCATACGACACCAATCTTTGCAGCTTTAACTTTCTTTGCAGCTTCAGTTCCTGAAGGAATAGCATATACAATTGTGTTAGGGTGGAAAGTCAGGTAAGGTTTACCTTTTAATTTTTTTGTTTTAACTTCACCAGAATTAAATAAAAAATCGCCTTGTATTACACCTTTAATACCAAGTTCAGGTAAATATAATAATGCTGCTTTTAATTTCTTATTAAGTTCGCCGCTGGTATCATCATCGATGTCTGCATTTGTTTTGTAAACTTTAGGATTTGTGTTAAATATTCCTTTTTTAGCCACAAAGAACTTACCGTCATTAGGATCTGTTCCACAAAAAACTGCAGGAGCTCCATCCCATTTAACGCTTACATTACCATCTTTAACACCTGCTACCATATCACGCAAAGATCTTAAAGCTAATATAGCTTGTCGAGTTCCATTAACTCCGCCATAGAGAACTTTATCTTCTATATGAGTCATATGAGTATTTTTTTGTTCTGTTATAAATTCTATAAAGTTTATCATTATATTTTCACTCTTGGTTTAATTGTTCCTTGAGTTATTGTATGAATCTGAATATCATTGAAACCAACTTTTTTAATAGTTACTATCTCTCCACCACCACTTGCTGAAAGATTTCCATTTGTATTATTATTGTTCATAAATATGACTGGAGTATTTCCAAAATATTTTTCTGCCACTCTTCCATATTGGATTTCTATTTTTTTCCATTCAGCAGGAAATTTCTTTCTTATTGCATCTATTTGAGTAGTATTAACTTCGTTTTGACCTTTACCTTTAGTTGTTAAGCCCATTTGATTTTTCATCTCAACGGCCTTTGTAACCATATCGCCTAATGGAACAGTTCCACCAAGTTTAAATCCTGTAAGAGTATTAGTATTTTTTGAATAGCTAGCTGCTTTAACTTCATATTTTTTACCAGATATAATAACATCAACTCCAGCAGAGCCACCGCCACCTAGCATTGCTTGATCACATAAGAAATAAAGAGTTGCTTCACCAGGACCTACGCCTTTTAAATTATAAAAATGTAATTTATTAAAATTGTTTTTATTTTCACTTTGTAATTCTTTAATTAATTTATTAGCGACACTCATCTTAATATCGCCTTTTATAGTTTTATCTAAATTAAATTTAGGAAAAAAGTGCATATGAAATAAATGTTGTATTTCAGATTTATATGTTAATGATTCAAAGTCTTTAGCTTGAAGATTGAATGAAGTAATTTTTTGAGCTCTTTTTAGAAACTCAGTATCTAAATCTGCTACGTTCACGGCCGCCATCTCCTTTATAAAACTTCTAAATCTTTGCATAATAATCTCCTATAGTACTATTATACACTATTTATACAAATTTGTACACTAAAAAAGCGCCCGAAGGCGCATTAATTAGATAAAGATTTATTTAGGATTTATTTTTAACAGAAGCTTTTCCTTTACCTGACAAATATTGCACAGTTTGTGGTGGATTAAAATGCTTATTTAGAAATTTTTCTATGATGCTAGATAACCAATCCACGTTAAGCCTCCTTTAATTGATGTACATTATTATATATTATTTTCGACGTGGCTTAGATGTTACAGTTTTGTTAAACCTTTTCTTCTGAGAAGATTTTCTTCTATCTTCTTCACGATAATTAGGATCGTAATGTTCAAATCCGCGTATGCCATTTTCTCTTGCCCATGCTGCAATCATTTCAGGCTTATGTTTATTTCCACTCATTTTCTAAACCTCACTTTATAAGTTTTTCCATTGTAGTTAAATGTAATTGTTGAATGTGAATAGATCGTATCCATTGTCTCTTTATATCGAGTCGTGCTATTACAAACTAATTTTGTTCCGTCTGACGCTGTGCTATTTTGATTACCTAATATACCACCAATAATAGCACCAGCAGTTGCACCGTCTGGTAAATCTTTTGTAATGTTTTGTCCAATCGCACCACCTATGATAGCGCCTAAAAGTGTATCACCAGTTTTATCACCTGAAACTTTTCTTTCAGAACAGACTTCTACGGTGTATGGTGTTCTTTTAATTACAGTTTTAAAATGATTTTGTACATCTGCATCATATGATGGCGCTGCTTGCACTTGTTTAACTGCAAACATAGCAGCAAGAACAAACGCTGCTATTGACATACCATAAAGTATAAAGCTTTTAGTTTTTTCATCCATTATTTATTTCCTTAAGTTGGTTAACTAGATCTAGAGCTTCTTTTGGAGTTTCTACGAGATGAGTTCGAACTGCATATAATCTTTCAAGTCTTTTCTTTATAGATTTATTTTTATTCGATCGTGCTTCCCAAAAAGAAATTTCTTTTTCAACATTAGCAATACCTTTAGACATTGCTAATGTGTCGCGTACTACGCTTCTATTTACATTCATTATTTTAATTTCCATAAAATAAATTCTTCACCATTTGCTTTCATGGTAAGAGCAGGATCGCCAGATGGTTTAGTCTTACCAACGTACTCCCACTTGTATCCTTCTTTCATCTGCTGATTTGCAGTTTCTCTAAACTCTTGAGTGTCCATGCTGAACATTCCAAGTACTAACACTACGATACCCATTATAATTCTCCTTCTACTTTACATATTGGGGTTGTTTCTACACCGTCGGTATAGTCACCGCTACTGTATCTTCGAGTAACGCTTTCTTTTACCAACATTCCGTCTTTAATTCTTAAGGTTACAAGCTCCCTAGACAGGACACCGTCGCTGTCTAGGATATCAAAGGCTCTTTTAAAAGGGCCATCAGTCATGATGAACCTTTCAATCTAGGTATGACTGAAACTTGTGCACCGTAACTAAACTTTGTAGGATTATTTTTTTTACGTTTAATCCTAGAGATACTGTTGATGTACTCGTTTCCTTCCTTATCTTGCAATAAGATCGTTTTACGATTAATTTTAGTTATCCTTAGATTTTTCCAAAATGCACCTCCATGATTCACAATCATAAAAGGCGTTATTTTGTTGATCGTATCTAACTCACTTTGAGCTTCTTGAATAGTATTTGTTGCATTTTCAATAGCTCGGTTTAACTCTTCAACTCGATTTTTCATAAATTCCTCCATTATATATTTGAGTTAAATTAAACTGCATCAGCGAATGCTAATGCAGTTTTTAAGGCTTCTCTCTTTCTGACTTGGTTACCACCAAACCATGAAGAGTATAGCCTGTTATCAGCATTTCTACCTTGAAGATGATCAGTAACATAAGTCACTGAATTAAATGCCTGCCACCAAGAACCTTCAGCAAACTTTGCACCAGGTTGTTGCTCGATAGCATCGAATGCAGC